GTTGGAATCGTTGATAAGGGAGGGTCATGGTTGACGTTTGGAGAACACAAGTGGCAAGGACGAGAGAAGGCTAAGCTTGCTCTTCAGAAAGATCCCAAGCTTCAGGCAAGCCTGACGAGGCAAGTTAAAGCCATAATTGCAGGAGAGCTACTTGAAATTCCAGCACCTCCTGAAGGCCCTGAAAATGATATTATTTCAGAAGATGGAACGATAAGGAAAAATAATGATCAGTCTACTAGCAAAAAGCGTACGAGAAAGTCTCAGTCAAGCGCTTCCTAACACCTTGATCAAAGACGAAGAGTACGTCAGTTATAAAGGGATTAGATTGTTCTTTGACTTCTATCTCCCCTCTCTGAACATCTACATCGAGGTTCAGGGTATCCAGCATACCAAATTTAACAAGCATTTTCACGGTTCTGCAGCATCTTTTAGGGCGCAGAAAAAGAGAGATCGGTTGAAGCAGGAGTGGTGCGACCTACATGATTACACACTGGTCACGATCAACTATGATGAAATACCTATAGAAGTAGTAGACCTTTTGAATAGGATTGAGGAGGCACAAAATGGATGAGAGGATACGTAGTAGACTGAAAGAGGTTTCTAATTCTCTTTCTCTACACAAGGCAAGTGCCCCCTCCCAGATAGAAGAAGTTTTTAATTTCAACGTCAGTAGTCTGGAGGCAACCTCTTCACTGCAGGTCTCTCAATATACCATTATGCTCGCTCAATATCTGATTACCTTGCAGTCGAGATTTAGTACCGCAAGAGTAATCGCCAGTCAGAAAAGGAAAGTTTTGGATCGCCGAGTAAAATCTTTACTCCAAACTGGAGAAGTAAAAGGAAGTACTCTCAAAGAGAGGGAAGCCAATGCTATCTCTTCTAGTGAAAGTCTTCAACAATTAGAATTAGAATACGACATCGCCGCTGCCGAGAGAGACCTATTGGACGGTATCGATAAGCCCATTACGGAGCTTATTAATGCATTCAAGTCTGAGCAAAGACGCCGGGCCGAGGAACGCCATTACACGAGTAAGGAACGCTCTTAATGCCATCGGATCAAGTTAAATCTAAATTCGCTCATGCAGGAAATGAAGCAGCCGTCCTAGCTTGTGTCTTCAAGGATGTTACTAATTACTTTGAGGTGGAAGCCAAGCTGGCCGACCAGGATTTCCTGACCCCGCATCACAAGGCTTTGTGGACTATCATTAAAACTCTCATGCGGGCGAACGTGACCACCATAGACCTAGCAGCCGTTATGAATCAGGCTAGCGTACTAAAGATGGAAGAAGGGGTTGGCGGGTATGACTACGTCAGCTCTCTGTTTGAGAAGAGTGTCAACCCTACTAATATCCAGTTCTATCTCGACAGAGTAGCAGACGCCAGCACTAAGTATCAGATTATCCAGGCGGTAGATGAGATCTCTCAGTTAACAGAGAGGAACAAAACCCTCACCGGAGAGACTCTTACAGCCGCTGACTTGGTGGATTTCAGTCAGGATAAGTTCTTAGAAATTGCTGTTAATTCTGAGCGAGGAACAGAGGCTGAGAACTTGGCGGATGGGTTAGAGGAGATGTTGGCGGAGGTTATCGCCAACCCCACCACAGTCAGAGGATTGAACACTGGTTTTAAGAGATTGGACGAGGCAATTAATGGTTTAGAGCCTGGGACACTTACTGTCCTGGGGGCCCGCCCCAAGGTGGGAAAGTCTACCTTCCTTCTGAACTCGGCGATCAACATCGCATGTCGCACAGGTGTCCCCGTCCTGTATATAGATACGGAGATGAATATTAGAGAGCAGAGAATGCGCTTGGTTTCTATTCTATCCGGTGTTGATGAAAGAGACATCAAGAACGGGACGTTCTACAATAATGAAGCAGACAGAGAGGCAGTGGAAGAGGCGAAGAGATGCGCATCACAAGGCATGATTCTCCATAAGTATTATCCTGACTTTACTGCTGAGGCCATCTCTTCTGTTACTAGAAAGTATCACCACCAGTATGGGATCGGCTGTTTGATGTTTGATTATATTAAACTTCCGGACTCGGATCTACAGCACATAGGAAATGTGAAAGAGCATCAGGCATTGGGATATCTATGCGTTGCTCTCAAGAACTTGGCAGGTCAACTAAACATTCCTGTCTTTACGGCCGCCCAGATAGGGCGTCTAGGTGCCAATAAGGGGCACATTACTGCTTCTGAATTCGCAGATTCCGATAGAATCCTTAGATATGCTAACACCCTCCTGGGGTTGTCGGCCAAAACCAAGAAGGAGAGAGAGTCGTTAGCAGAAGAATTCGGCAGTGAGCAAGTTATTAAAATGGGCAGCCATAGGCTTCAAATTCTAGACACAAGAGCTGGCGGAACCAACTTTGCAGGGATAGATATTCACTTTCGTAAGAAGACTCTGACCATGAGAGAAGCTGAGGTTCAAGTTTCAGACCTCAGACCTAGGGAACACGAGGAGGAAGAGTAATGGATCTACAGCAACTATTAGATATAGCTAAGCTCGTAGGAATGGTAGGTGGAATGGGAACTTTCCTTTACTTCTATTTTACTAATGCTAGAGTCAAGGAAGTGACTAATCAAGTCCTAAAGTACCTTCCCGGAATCTTGAAGATCTTGGCCAGTAGAGTAAAGGATAATCCCAACAAGTTTGATACCCACGACTTCCTGGTTATAGTTTCTAATGTAGTAACTAAACTTCAGGAGACCGTCTCTGATCCTACCAACGTTGAGTTTGCTGACGTACAGGATGAGATCACAGAGCTGGTGCAGTCAGAATTACAGCGGTTGAGAGACGCCGGCGTAGCTGGAATACCAGATATTAATGATAAGAGTATCCCAGTGATTGTTGGTGTGATTTTCGATCAGATCAAGGCCGCAATGAATGAAGGTTAATCAGGAAACAATTACTAATATCAAGAACCTTGTAGACCCAGAGTCTGTACTGGGATTCCTGGGTTTCAACATCATTAAGAGGGGTCCAAAAGAATTACGAGGGCCCTGTAAGGTTCATGGTGGTGATAATTTCACAGCTTTTCGTTTTAATCTAGAGAATAGGACATGGTGCTGTTATACCCGACATTGCGAGGGTGATAAAGATAGAGACCTGATAGGTTTGGTTCAGAAGACCACGGGTAAGAATTTCATGGAGAGTGTCCAGCTGCTAGCAGACATGGCAGGCGTGGACCTTAATAACCAGGAACATTTGTCAGAAGCGTTTCTCAAGTTAAAACAACAGCAGGAGATACGTAAAGAGATTAAGAGAAATACACGTGCTCTTGTTACAAGCACAGTATCTGAGGAGGTCCTTGCCGAGTTTGAAGGTAAGAGGTCTGATTATTTTATTGACCGTGGATTTCCACGAGAGATATTGGAATTTTACGAAGTGGGAGGTACGACAGATTCCCGAGGAGTTCACAGGGAAACTATACCCATACGTAATGAAGATGGTGAGTTGCTTACAGTGAGTATGCGGCGCACCGATTCAGACGAAGACCCAAAGTATGTCCTTTTAAAGAATATCCCCAAAGGGGAAACTCTTTACAACCTACATGTTGCTAAGCACTATGTTGGTGAGGATCGAACTCTGATAATAGTAGAAGGGTTCGTAGATGTTTGGGCACTATGTGGATTGGGAGTGTACAATGTAGTAGCCATTATGGGCACAGATATTGTACCTAACCAAGCTCGTTTGATTTGGAAGTATGCAGAGAATGCAACAATAATGCTGGATCCAGACAAAGCTGGAAGAGAGGGTACCCCCCGACTGGTTAAGATGCTAGATAAGGGATTAAACCTCCAGGTAATTGACCTACCAGATGGCAAGGATCCTAAATACCTTACACGAGAAGATTTAGAAATCTATTTTATAGGAGATTAAAATGCAGGAAGGTGTAAACAATATCGTATTACAGGGCGAGCTATGCTGGCCAGAACTTAAGTATACCCAGAGTGGGAAAGCCCTTTACAAGGCTAAGATTCGGATCCCGGTCGAGGACCAGCGCTCCGGAGATTCTAACAGTACCTATATGAGGATCGTGGCTTGGGAAGATTTCGCAGAGTATTTCAACACTCTGTCTCCGAAGCAGCGCGTTCGAATATCCGGCCGCATCCAGGAGCGGTCCTACAACACCAAGGGTGGGCAGCGACGTTCCTCCACAGAGATTGTAGTTGAGGGTGTAGAGACAGTGGAGGATGAGACTGGAGAGAATACTTTCTACCTCAAGGGTGAGATTATTTGGCCTGAACTAAAGAAGGTAGGCGTTAATGATACCAGCCTATTTAAGTGCAAGGTCGTTATCCCTTACTTCCGTGAGGATGATCCGGAGACTCCGAGAAAGTCTTATGTTAAAATCACTGCTTGGAACGAGTTAGCTGATGATCTCGGCGCACTGTCAGAGGGCGCACCCGTTGAGCTGTCCGGCCATATGCAGGAGCGAAGCTGGATTGCCCCCGATGGTAACAAGCGAGTCTTTACCGATGCCGTTGTGACTAATTTTGTCCCGGCGTCAACAGAGGCTTAACATGTCCCGGGTAGTAGGTGTATCGCCGGGCTTGATTTTGTTACCTGCACGAGAGTATGTGTGGGAGCTAAAGAAAAGAGTCGAGATTAAGATTCCCAACGAGGGCTTAATAAGTGATTCTCTGAAATCTGGAGAACTGGCTGAGGGAGTAAAGCTCCCAGGGGATGATGAATTTCTTGTGTTTGGTGACAACTTACTGTCCCTCTGGGAGATCCCGCGTATCTTGTTTGCTCATAAACTTTACCCCCAACTAGAAGAAAATCAGGCTTTTAATGTAACAACTCTAGAGATTGACGGGGAATTCGTTACTATTTATGGGGAAATTATTGAAAGCGTTGACCTTCATGGGGAGATTTTATAGTGGCACGAGAAGACTATCCCTATTGTTTTAACTGCGACCACAAGGTAACTAATCTTGTAGTCCAGGAGAATGCAGTTGTATACCTATGTGCCCATTGTGGAGAATCGGCAACGGTAGAGGACAATGACTAAGAACTACTATGAAATTCTCGGTGTGGCCCGGGACGCCGACACCGGTGTAATTAAGAAAGCTTATAGGGCTTTAGCCCAGGAATGGCATCCAGACAAGCACCAGGATAAAGATAAGCAGAAGGAAGCAGAGGAAAAATTCAAAGAAATCTCTGAAGCTTATGCTGTTCTCGTTGACGAAGAGCAGCGTAGTAACTACGATGCTACAGGCTCTCCCCAAGGTAACCCATTTAACTTTGGTACTACTGGAGACCCATTTGACATAGCAAGTAGGTTTGGATTCAGAATGCAAAGGCCTCCCATCCAGCCAATGGCTAAGAAGGGGCAGAATATTAGGATTTCAGTTCAGCTTTCTTTAGTGGAGGCTTTGTTTGGGTCGAATGTCCCTATCAAGTACAGGACTCTTTCAGGATGTCCTACTTGTAAAGGGCATGGTGGTACAGATTTTGAGGTGTGCCCGGGTTGTAATGGGCAGGGTATGAAGATGCAGCATCGACCAGGCATGCTGTTGCAACAGGTCTGTGGGGACTGTGGAGGACAAGGTAAGAAAATTAAAGCTATATGCCCTCAGTGTAACGGTCAGTGTTATGTAGAGGAAGAAAGATCTCTTGGGGTAGTTATTCCGGAAGGAATTTCCCACGGTACCTCCCTTCGTATAGCTGAGAAGGGTGGCGGGGGCTTCAATGGGGGGCCCCCGGGCGATGTTTTTATAGAGGTCCATGTTCGTCAGTTAGATCTTAGTAGGTTGTCTGATAAAGAACGGAGAACTTTAAGGGAGCTGTTGTCGAAATGAAGATATTAGGGTTGGATATCTCTACAAAATCAACGGGATGGTTCATCGCTAAACGTTCTTGTGGTATAATAGCCCCCGATCCTAAGATATCTTTTGAGGAGAAGCTGGTTGTTTTTCGAGTAGAGTTAGATTTTCTGTTGACGAAGTACGCCCCTGACCTCGTAGTTATTGAAGACGCATACTATCGTCCTGGTTTTGGTAGTATTCACACCTTAAAAGCGCTGGTTAAGTTTGCTGGCGTGGCTCAGGAACTGTGTGCGAGTAAGGGAATTCAAACAGAAATCATCACTGCCACATCAGCAAGGAAGTATTGTTGTGGAAAGGGCGGACAGAAGGTTACTAAGAAAGATGTCTTTCATTTCTTTGTCGAGAAGTATGACTTAAGGGATTGGACTTTCAATAAGCATAACGATATAACTGACGCAATGGCTTTGTCATGGGGGTATCGTGAGAAACATAGGACTAAAACGAAGAGCGGTCCGGCGTAAATCGGGACACAAAAAGCCCGAGTACATTACTCCAGAGAAAAAACGAAAAGGCTCTGCGTATGGTGGCAGTAAGGATTATAAATACTTTTACGGCCACATAGTCCCAGAGGTAGCCAAGCAGCTATCAGATAAGCGTGTTATTTGCTGGTATAATGATCACATGCTTTCCCTTCCAATTTGCGCTATAAACAAATTCTGGAAGGAAAAGAGTTATTGTAAGCGGTGCCCATTGTTTCAAGGAGACGAACACGCACAAGAACTCAGGTCGATACTAGAAAAATGGGAAACCGACGACCTGGAGGAGGAGGAAACAGATGAAGATTAAAGGACTATCTGCAACAGGCATTAAGGACTTTCTTCAGTGTAAGCTGAAGGTGACCTTCCGTTATAACAGGGACATTCCTTCTATAAAGAATGACCATGCTAAGATCGGAATCGCAGTCCATGAAGCCTTAGAGCAGTATACCCTCAGAATGCTGAAGAAGAAGAGCTTTCCAGATGCAAGTGATTATGACTTTGCGCTGACCACCTTTATGAATGTGGCTACTTCTGAGGGATTAGAAAACATGGGCTTCTATAGTGATGGTAGAAGGATGGTAACGGAATACATTGACCGGTACGACCCTTCTGAAAAGGTTATCTCTGTAGAGGGATTCTTTAAGCTCGAAACCCCAGATGGCATCCCGATTGTCGGAGCTATCGATAAGGTAGTTGAGCTAAATGAAGATACTATTGCTATCATAGACTATAAGACTGCTAGGAATGCTCTGAACACTTATGAATTGGATTCAGATATTCAGCTATCTATGTATGATCTGGCTGCCAGCATCATGTGGCCTGAGTATAAGAACAGAGTACTAATTCTTGACTATGTAAGAATAGATAAGAAGGTATCTTCCTATCGTACTGAAGAACAACGTCAGGATTTCAGGGATTTTCTTACTAGTCTCTGGACCCAGATGGGGAACCTAGAGCCTGATGAAGCAGAGGGTAGGATCAACACTCTATGTGGGTGGTGCGATTATAAGAACTACTGCCCAGCCTATGCTCAGTTTGTGAATAATACTCTAGAAGCAACTGTTCTAGAACCCATGACTGACATGGCGGATGGGGATTTCTTGAAGCACTGGGAAGAAATTTCCAGTAAGAAGTCTATCCTGGAAAATAGGCAGAGAGAGCTTAAAATGATTGCCAATCAACGCTTCATGCGGGGCGATGAGATTGCGACCCCTGGGCAAGAACTATATAGCACCCAGGCTGCTAGAACTAATTATAACATAGAAGATGTATTGGGAATAATTCCGCAAGAGGATCTATTTGAAGTCCTATCGGTCCATAAGGTACGATTGGACAGATATGTAAAGGATCGTCCTGACTTGAAGCCGGCGCTATCAAAGATAGCTAAGGTAAGTTATAATGCGCCGATATTTAAGATACGGACAAAGAAGGTTGAGGAAGATGACACAACTGACCAAAACAAGAGCACAGCTGCAGCAGCTGGGTAACCCTTTCATAGGGATAGAGCTACAAGACGGCTTGAAGCTTTTCGGTTATGTAGATAGGTTCACGCAGTACAAAATCTATGTTAGAAATAGGCACGATGAAGTCGTTGACGTCCCACGGCGAATAATAAAAAGAGCATTCTTGCTGATAAAAGGAGATAATTATGTCGGAGAAGAATTTCCTCAACAGGATAAATCCTCAAGGTAAAACAAAAAATAAAAAGAAGATTGTGTTTTATGGGGATTCTCCAACCTGTGCAACGGGTTTTGGGCAGGTGTCACGTAACATCCTTCCCGCCCTGCATAATTCTGGACGCTATGAGGTTGATATTCTGGGGATTAATTACTGGGGAGACCCCCATGACTACCCCTTTAAGATTTGGCCCATGGCTGTTAATGCACAGAAGGACCCTTACGGAAGACAAAGGCTCCAGCAACACCTACTTGATCCTAACCTCAATTTTGATTACCTGTTTTTTCTTCAGGATACTTTCATTCTGGACTTCATTCCGGATATGTTAGATAATCTAAAGAAGGCAGGTAAGGTCTTCAAGAGTGTTTTCTACTATCCAGTTGATGGTATTCCGAAGGAGAGTTGGATTAAATCAGTAAATTCCGTAGACTTTCCGGTAACTTATTCCCAGTTTGCTAGAGAACAATCTGTACATAAGGTACCGGAGATAGAAAATAAGCTTAGGGTTATTCCCCACGGCGTCGATCCCAAGGTTTTCTTCCCTGTCCCTGAGGATCACGCGAAGGCCTTTAGGTCCCAGTATTTTGGACCGCTTGCTGAGAAGTTTATCATTACTAATGTGAATCGTAATCAGCAACGAAAAGATATACCTTCCACCATTAAAGCTTTCGTAGAGTTTCGAAAGCAAAGGCCCAATAGCATACTGTACTTACATATGGCAGCACAAGATCAGGGATGGAATCTTCCTGAGGTGATCAATGCGTTTGGCTTGAATGTACGTGAAGATGTAATTCTACCACAAAAATTCACTCCATCGAATGGTTTTCCCCTAGAAGTCCTCAATTTGTTGTATAATGCTAGTGACTGTCTTGTGAGCACCACTGTTGGTGAGGGGTGGGGGCTGTCCTGGACCGAGGCAATGGCGTGCAAGACTCCGGTGATATACCCAATCAACACTTGCTTGGGCGAGTACATTACTGAAGAGACTGGGTTCCCTTATCAGAGTGGAGGAGATATGGATCACATTACTGTCCTTCCCCATGATAATGAGATTCTTCGTCCTACTTCTCACATTGCTGACATGGTTAAACAACTGATCATGGTTCATGATAACAAGGAAGAAGCAGCCAGTCGTGCGCAAACTGCTTACGATATGGTACAAAATAATTTGGTTTGGGAGAAGCAAATTAATCCACAGTGGGTTCAACTGTTTGATGAGATTGGACGCGTGAGCGAGTCTACCCAGGAAAAAGCTAATCCAGACCTCGCCCAGGCCACGCTGCTTAAGGGAGAGTTGCTTTAATGTCAGGAGTAAAGTATGTCGGACCCGTCTTCGACGGTAGCGGGTACGCCGAGGCTGCACGTAACTACGTGCTATCCCTGCATAAGAAAGGCTATCCTGTTACTCTTGCTCCTATTAGTTTTGAGAAGGCGCGTCCTGAGCTGGGGGAGGAGGGTAAGATACTCTACAGCCTGGTGAATAGTAAAATAGATTACGACAAAGTTATAGTTCATAGTACTCCAGACTTATGGGAACACTGGACTGGTTTCGAAAGCAATAAATACATCATCGGCTACACTGTCTGGGAGACCAGCAAATTAGATCCCCGTTGGACCCAGGCATGTAATAAGGCTAATGAGGTGTGGCTGCCTAGTAAGTGGAACATGGAAGTGTTCCGAGACTCAGGAGTAACGACGCCCCTGTATAAGATCCCACATGCCATTGATGTTCCTGACTTAGAGGTATTGCCTAGATTTAATTTGCAGGATATTTCCCAGGATTGTTATGTATTTTATTCCATCTTCCAGTGGCAAGAAAGAAAGAATCCCTATGGGCTATTGTCAGCTTACAATGCCGCTTTTGCTAGTAAAGAGGATGTAGTTCTTATCATTAAGACCTACACTCATGATCAGAGCGGAGACTTAGAAACTGTAAAGAAACTAATTTTAGACTTTAGGAATTATATCCATTTGGATAACTATCCTAAGATCATGTTGATCGTGGAGAATATGAGTAGGAAAGACATTCTTGGTCTCCACAACAGAGGAGACTGCTTTGTTCTTCTACAAAGATCTGAAGGCTGGGGACTCCCACACTTTGAAGCTGCGGCCTGCGGTAACCCTGTAGTTACTCCTGGGTATGGAGGACAAATAGATTTTCTTAACAACGAGAACAGCTATTTAGTAAATTACACCCTCTGTCCTGTGACAGGTATGACGTGGTCTCCCTACTATAGAGGAGACCAATTGTGGTGTGAGCCTGATTTGGAGCATGCGATAAATCAACTCCGGCATGTCTATGCTAATAGGAAGGAGGCAGCCGAGAAAGGCAGGAAAGCACGGCAGCTAATAGAAGAGAATTTCACCTGGGATAAGGTGGGAGATTTGATGTTAGACAGACTCGTTGCTTTGGACACAGAGGAGGGTAATTTATGAACAAGCCTAAGCCGACGTTAGGGCTGGCTATGATTTGTCAAAATGAGGCAATTCATATTGCTCCTTCTATTGCACAATTTTTTACAGTGGTTGATGATATTGTGGTAGTAGATGGGGGATCTACGGATGCCTCTGTTGAGTGGGCAGAGAGGATGGGTGCTAGGGTTTTTCATAGAAAGTTTGATTATAACTTTGCTGCTCAAAAAAATTACGCTCTTGAGCAGTTAAACACGGATTGGATTTATTTACACGATCCGGATGAAAGGGTAGAGCCTACTTTAATTGAGATCATTCAATACTTAATTGATCCAAATCAAGGTCAGCAGTTTCTACAATCAGCGGGTATTCTGCCCGCCACAGCAGAGAAATATGACTGTTACGGTATGGCTAGAAGAAACTTTATAGATGGTTTTCAGACGCCTATTTATCCAGATTATCAGTATCGTTTATTTAAAAGCAACTGTAGGTTTGAGAGGCCTGTTCATGAAATATTAACGGGTTGGGAGAATAGGACCGAAGTAGATTACACTCATTGTACGTTGGAGGATCCCGCCCGTTTTAACCTTCTCCACTACAAGAGCAGTACCAGGCAAGAGGAGCAGGATTCTCGCTACGCTGAGATAGAAAGAGAGAACGAGTTATTGACCTTAGAAGAGGTTAGGGAAAGAACTGAAGAGACAGCTGCGGCAGGAGAAGAGGTGTATAGACAAAGAAAGAAAGCCAAGTATGAAGCTAAACTATTAGAAATCCGGGCAGTAGAGGAAAAAGTAAGACTAGAAGAAAAGACAAAGAAAGGAGACGAAGATGAACATGCGTAATGTCCTGGTCACTGGGGCTAATGGCTTTGTCGGGTCCGCCATCTGTGATAGGCTTTTAAAGATGGATAAGACCGTCGTAGGGCTGATCCGCGACCGCAATTACAAGTCCCGTAGAGACATTATAGATAACATTTCTGTTGTTTATGGTGACATACGGGACTATGATGTTGTGAGGTACGCTGTCTCTAAGTATGAGATTGACACCATATTCCATGTTGGTGCGATCACCATTCTTAAGATGGCAACCGCAGATCCTAAGACTTGTTTCCAGACTAATATCATGGGGACAGTTAATGTAATGGAAGCTGCA